AGATCGATTTCCATTGAAATGTACTCACTTAATAGTGAAGTCAATTCAGCTTCTGCATCGATTGAGTGATATGCGTTAAGATCCTGAGCAAATTCTGGAGTCCATTGTGCCTTTAACTTACGTGTTTTGGCAACGATAGCCTCAGAAGCTAGTTTAACGTCGATTTCTGGGATAGTAATTGAATTATCTACAGCAGCAGTAGAAGCAGCTTCAAAGTCTCCTCTGTCGTTGTCAACTGGTTGTTTGTGATAGTTAATTACAGGAGTAGCACCGTCAGCTAAGTGAGTTCCAGATGCATCTTGTACGAATACGATGTTAGAACCTACTACTTTAGTATACTCAGGTAGGATAGTAGTACCTACTACTCTAAATGCTCTTACACCTAGTGAATCAAATCCTGGGATTTCAGAAGTTGCAATAGTTACAGTTTCTAAAGATCCAGTTGCTACATCTACGTCAAAGTTTACATCAGCTAATCCAGCAGCTGCTACTGTTGCACCAGTTCCTCCTGCAGAAGCTACAGAGTTGATTGAGTATCCAAACTGCCCTGCTCCGTAAAGACCACCAGCAGGATCAACATCCTGTCCGATTTTTACAGATGCAGAAGATACGTTACCGTATAGGTTTTCTCCATCATTACGTCCGTTTGTAGCGGTTCCGTATTTAAAGTCTAGATAGAATACTAGACCTGAAGGTAAATTCATTGGTTGTACAGATACGAAGTCCTGTGCAACGATTTGAGCGAATACTTTACGCACTAAAGGTAAAGCTACGCCAGCCCAAGTTTCTCCAGCACCAGCAGTAAATCCTGATCCGCCAGACTGAGTTCCGTTTGCTTCAGCTACGATTTGTTTTGCTTGGTTCTCTAAGATCATTGCCATGTTGTTAGCAACACGTGCATCTTCGATACCTTCTAACAAACCAGAAGCAGCCCACTTATCAGCCAACTTAGCAGCATCTGCCTGCATGCTTTTGTAGTTATTTGAGCTTTCTAATAGTTGATTAATTTCCATGTTTAATTGAATAAATTATTTAATAATTCCAGCTAATTTTTGCATTCTACGAACAGTGTCTGATACCTCATTAATTACTTCTGGTTTAGAAGCAGTAGTTCCGGTAGCTTTAGACGCCATTCCTTTTACTTTTGATTCTGAAACTTGTTCTTTTTTACTAGTAACAACATTTTCAGAAACAGTTTCAAATACTAATTTAACTTCTTTTACTGTTTCGGCTTTGTCGAAAGCAGCAATAATGTTAACTTTTTGTGATTCAGTAAGGTTATTTGCCTTAAAGATTTTGTTCACATAAAGAAGTTTAGAGTTAAGAAGATTAGTTTCGTGAAGATCTTTTTTCAGTTGCTCAATTGTTTCTAAAGCTTCTTTCATTTCGTCTTCGTTAACTGTACGATTGATGTTTGTACCTTCAGCAGAATGATCAGCAGATTCTTGATTAGTAGTTGAGTTTGCTGTTGCATCTTCTTCTACTGTATCTTCTTCTACCTCTTCACCTTCTTCCATGGTGTCGTCATCTTTCTTTTTACCTTCTTCCATTTCGTCTTCTTTGTCCTCCCCTTCAGCTACAGTAGCTTCTAGTTCAGCAAGGAGTTCGTCAAGGTCGATTTCTTCTTCCTCTCCTCCAGGTACTTCCATATCGTCAGCAGGCTCTTCGATAGGAGCTTCATCGCCCATACCTTCGATGTCCCCACCGTCCATATCCATACCCATTTCTTCTTCTCCGCCGCCGCCAATTTCTTGAGCTACGATGTCACGAATCATGTCTTTAAACTGATCAACAGTTATATTTCCAATTTCTTCGTCACCTTCCACGGCTTCTTCTTCCTCGCCTTCTAAATCGTCAGCGGGTTCTTCGATTTCGATATCTGCTTCGTCCTCTGATTCTTCAGAGTCATCCTCGGCTTCTTCTTCGTCTTCAGCTTCTGCTACTGCAGGAACTTCTGTAAGGTCTTCGTCAATTGCTTCGTCTTTTTTGTCTTTATCCATTCCTTCTTCTACCTCTTCTTCTTCGACTTCGTTTACTACTTCTTCTACTTCATCGGATTTTTCTTCCATTTCTTGTAGTTTAGCAGCCAACATGTCTTTTAGATGAGGAGTTAAAGTCTCTTCTAAAGCTTCCTTAGCGTTAGCAATAGCGGCTTCTCTTACAGATTTAGCTTCAGCAATAGCTTGCTTGAATAAATCTTTGTTTGCCATTATAAAAATTGTTTGTGATTTCTACGATTATTGAGAATCGTAATAGAAAAGTTTTTTTAGGTGTAATATAGAACTTGTCTATATATTCTTATATAAATATATATGAAAACAAAAAACCCGACAAAAAGCCGGGTTAAAGTGTAGCGGTGTTAGATTATTAGGAATCTAATAAATCTTTGATTTCTTTTTTGAATGCTTCTTCTTTGGTTAGCTCTGTGGTTCCTTCTTCAGCTACGTTAGTAGTACCAGAACTTTTTTCAAAGCCTGATTTTACTTTAGAATATCCCATGTCTAATTTAATCTTTTTACATTCATCAGATGAATCCCATCCAGCTTCCATACATTGATTAAATTTATCAATACCGAAAAGTTTATCGATAGCTTTCAATAAAAGGTCCTTTAACCCTTCATTTAAGTTTTCTTCAGCTGTGATTTCTAATTCTTCTTTTAGTTGGTCTTCTAACTCAGGAGTAACATCCTCTACCGAGTTAATTTTGTTTTCTGCTAAGAATTTTCTTAGGTTAAAGTTGGTATAGTTTGCCATTTTTATCTTTTTATATATTATAAATATGTGTTAAGCTCGTAAAATATCGTTAATAATAGAATCAAGGTTTTGATACTTAGTTACTTTTTGTACTCCTTCTGATAAGGATACCGGATTCATAAATGCTCCATGAGTTGATGGATTAGAAACAAAATCCCAGCATACTAATTCAAAGTCAGGTTGTACTTCTAAAGTACCTTCGTTTGTTTGTTGAACTGATCCTGTACCTCTAGATGAAATACCAATTGTATGTCCTGCTTTTATGATTTCTTTTACTATGTTCCCTGCAGGTGTATTTAATAGTTCTACACGTCCCATAAGATCGTCTCCCTTCCACCATAACTCTTTTACTATATGTGAGGCGTTCTTTAGAGAGACAACGGGAGATTCAGGGTGATCAAGTTCTCCGAATGCATTACCATTCTTTACAAATTCGTCTGTGTATCTTTTAGTTTCTCTTTCAAGTATAGGTTTAGCATATACTCTACCGTTTTGGTTTTGAGCTGATGCTCTTTGCATTACACCTTCTACTTCAAAGACTCCAGGTTTTGTTTTGGATTCTTTTATGGTAGGTCTAAATGGCGTAACGTCTACTAATAATTCTGCCATATCTTAAAAGTTTGGTGTGAATACAGTTGTTTTTAGTTCTTCTGGTGCTTCGTCAACTTCTCCTGCTGCTCTTGCTTGAGCTAACATTTCAGGATCAATTTGCTTGGCTTTAGGTAACTGTAAATCTTTTGTAAATCCTTTTTTAGTTACTGGACGTAAATCTTGCATGAAGGCTGATTCAATAGCTGGGCCGATAAACTGTCCAATTTTTAATCCTTCTTCATTTTCGATATTACCCATATCATCGTATACTTTTTGAATCTTTTCTCTTACTTTTCCATAGAAAGATTCTACTTCAGTTACGATGTTCTCTAATGAGTTAATCACTCCTTGTGCTCCATTATATCCTCCAAACTCTTCCATCTTTTGAGAAAGTCTACCGGTAGCAGCTTCGTTAATGGTGTCTTCATTTAAAGTCTTTTTAATAATAGACTTGATAGCTTCTTTTAACTGCTCTTCTTTAGGATCTTTACCCATCGCTTTTTTAATAGCTTTGTCTTTAGCAGCCATATAATCATCTCCATCGATGTCTCCATCTCCGTCATGATCTTTACCTTGCTTTTCAGATACTAAAGCCCTTACCTCATCACTATCCCATTTTTTACCGTCAGCTTTTTTAATATCAATAGTTGCATCTCCATCATCAATCATTAAAATATAGTCTTTTTGACCTGTATCTGCTTGTGTTAAATCGTTTTGATCTATATACTTATTTGTAATGTCAATAGCTTTTTCAACAGGTATATCATAAAACATTTTTTCTTTATATCTATAGTAGACAACATGTACGTCAACATTCTTACCATCAGCAAACTCTATAATCTTACCTCCGATATCTCTACCGTCAGTTTCATCTTTAAGTTCTTGTACTTTCTTTTCACCCATATCAGAAGGTCCTTCATAGTTTACCGAAATATATTCTGCAAACTCATCTTCTATATCAGCTCCGTCTAATAGGTCTTGATAATGAGTTTTAATAAAATCTTTTAATATACCGGCCGTGATGTCTGGGTATTTAGTTCTTAAGGCTCCCACTACTTTTCCTAGTAGATTCTTTTTAGCATCTTCAGACATTTCAAATTCTTCTTTTTGAATATTAACCTCCTCTTTTAACGTAGCTTTTTTCATATCGTTAAATGTATCTTTATCTAATGCACCTCTTTTTACTTCTTTTTCTCTGTCGTGTTTATCTACTTTATTAGATTCACCGGCCATTAAGTTAAGGTAGTGGTTAGCATCTTTTTCGAGATTGTCTTTTGCTTTTTTTGTAGCTTTATCAAGATCCTCTCTCTTTATAGACTGTACTGCTGGGTCAAGTCCTAATACGGTAAGTTCAGCTCTGATACCTCTATCTAAGGCGTCAAGTGAATAAGTTAAAGCAGGACGATCGTCGTATACTTTCATATTTGAAAATGCTTTTTTAGGAGCTTCAAACAGTAATTGACGGTTTTTAAGGATCTGTACTGTAGAGTCAAATCCATCGTATTGAGAGATGTACATAGGGTATGTTTGTCTCATTTGACGAACAAACTCTTTCTTTGCCATCTTATCTTCGTTGACGGCTCTATATTTTTCTGTTGCAGTTACTTGTCTCATAAGTAATCAAATCCTTTAGTATGTGATGGCCTTTTAGGTCTATTAATTCTTTTGTATCCTTGTTTAGTTAATGTTCTAGTAGCACGTTTTGAAGGTGTTCTACTAAAAGCATTTGGAGTAGCGTACGTTTCTCCTCCTCCTGCATTGAAACCGCTGCCACCTACTTGTGTGGTGTTGGCTTCGTTCATTTCTTGCATTACTTCCCTAACTAATTGAACTAACTGTGAACGTGTCATAGTGATTTAAGTTCATTAACTAAGTCGTAATATTGCATAAGGTTAACTAAATGATTGTCATTTATTCTATCCTTATTTGATAAAGGTTTTATAGATTTAGCGACTTCATCTAGTTTAATTTTTACTACTTCATCTTTTACTTTAGCTGATAGATTTCTAACTGCTGAGGCAATTTTATTCATCTCTTCATTAACTAAAGTACGTAAACGTGATTGTGAATTGACTGAAGTAATAAACTCTTTTAAAATATTCTTTTGCTCAGGAAGTAAGTTTTTGTACTTATCGTTAAACTTCTCTAATAGAATCTTAAACGTTAAAAGTTTTAAATCTTTATCGTACTTAGAATACTCTTCAATTAAGGTATCTTTTACTTCCTCCTCGTTTTGTGGAGCTGAGGTTAAATGCTCTAATATTGTAGTCTTATTGTCTATTAGTATTTGAGGGTTAATAAGATTATCATTATTTTGTGCCTCTAATAAACAATAAAGAGCAGCAAGAGGTTTATAGTCTCTTACCTGCATACCAAAAAACTCATTAACATCATAGCTTTCTTTAATAGCTGATATAAGTTCGTATTTTTGAGCTTTAAGTGTTTTCTGATCTAATTTTCTAGATACCTCTGTAATAGTTGAAACTATTGCTTCGGCTTTAGATTGTGATACATTCTTATTTTTAACTATAAATTCATATAGTTTATACTCTTTAGCCAATGAAGACTTATTAGAGTAGAAATTTTTAAGTA